TAAATTTTTGTCAAATCTTGTAAAAAACAGGGTACGCTACTTGGAGCGTACCAATTGCAAACCCACCCCCTATTTGCGCTAACCGGCTAGCGCAAAAAATTTTAAAAAAATCCAAAGGAGTTATGTCAAACTTTTGACACCGACGAAAATAAAAAAACCCCCAGCTGACTAGGCCGGGGGTTTAACTTACAAGGAACTAACAAATGAAAAAATCGCTCTCACACGATTACCGGAAGGAGCCGGTGAAATAAATATAACACAAAAATAAAAAAACGTATATACTTCAACCATTCGCCAACCCAAGGCGCCAAAGAAAGAGGAAAGTTTGTTACTGCAACATTTGATAACGGCTGACGAAGCAGATTTTGTACCATTGACAGAACAGAGCCAAGGCGATTTCACGCCCTTGGAAAAACTTTCCCCTGCAGAAACCTTCAACGGTAAGATAAAGACTGCAGATTTCCTATCGGAAATAACTCAAGACGACGAAGAAAAGATTAGTGAAGCCTCTGAGACCAGAGCGCTAGAAGCATTTAGTGCAGTAATTGCACAATCCCCCGATGCAAAACAAAAAATATTAGATTTACAGCTACCAGAAGAAGTACGCTCAAGTGTTGCTATGCTTAGCCAGTATCAGTGGGATTTTATAAAGCAAGCGGAAGAGTTACGTACTATGGCAGTATCTAAGATTGTTAAAGAGACAGACCACCCTGATGCCAGAATACGTCTAAAAGCACTTGACATGTTAGGTAAAGTAACAGAGGTAGCCCTATTTACTGAACGCATTGAAGTTAAGAAGACCGAGATGAGTGACGACGAGTTAGAAAAACGTATTAGAGAAAAACTTGGCCGCTATATGGGCAAGGCCGACATCGTAGATGTTGATGCTATTGACTTGGATAAAGAATTACCAGGCCCAGACGAAGAAGAAAAAGCCGAATGAATCTTGAATGTCTAACTCCTGAAGAAGCATTAGCCGCTCAGCTAGCTCTTAAAGACATGACCAAAGAAGAAAAGCTAGGGTTTCTTGCTAACTTAGAAGAAAAAGAACGTAGGTTTAAATTAAAAAATGCTCAGAACGACCCTATTTCATTTGCTCAGTATGTATATCCAGGGTTTAAAGTAGGGCCACACCATAGAAAACTAGCAAAAATATTTAATGATGTGATCAGCGGTAAGAAGAAACGTGTGATTATTAACATCGCGCCACGTATGGGTAAGTCTGAGTTCTCATCCTACTTGTTCCCAGCTTACTTTCTAGGTAAATACCCTGAGAAGAAAATTATTATGGGCACGCATACTGCGTCTCTGTCAGAAGATTTTGGTCGTAGAGTAAGGAACTTAATTGATTCAGATGAATATAAAACGTTATTTCCACAAACAGTGGTTGCAGATGATCAGAAGGCGGCAGGTAAATGGTCTACTGGAGCTGGTGGACAGTATTATGCCGCTGGTGTGGGGGGCGCTCTTGCAGGCCGCGGTGCTGACTTGTTTGTTATTGATGACCCCCATTCTGAACAGGATATGAAAGCAAACTCAAGGCTAGCGTTTGATAATGCTTGGTCTTGGTTTCAACAAGGTCCACTACAGCGTCTAATGCCAGGCGGTGCGATTATTGTAATTATGACTAGATGGTCGCTAGTAGATTTAACAGGTAGGCTAGTGGACTACCAAATAAAAAACCCTGAAGCTGATCACTGGGAAGTGGTTGAATTGCCAGCGATATTGAATCAAGATACAGAAAATGAAAAGTCATTGTGGCCAGCTCAATGGAGTCTTGAAGCATTAAAAGCTAAAAAAGCCAACATGGACCCAAGGTTCTGGAACGCTCAGTACATGCAGAATCCGACTGGTGATGTATCAGCGATGGTTAAAAGAAGTGACTGGCAGATATGGACACACGACGAACCACCGAAATGTGATTATGTAATTCAGAGTTGGGATACCGCGCACGAAACAAAAAATACAAGTGACTATAGTGCTTGCACAACGTGGGGTGTTTGGTACAACGAAGAGGATAATAACAGTCCGAACCTTATTTTACTAGATGCTTTCAAAGACAGGATGGCGTTTCCGGAACTCAAGACAGTAGCTTTAAAACATTACAAGGAGTGGGAGCCAGATGCCTGTATCGTCGAGAAAAAAGCTGCCGGGGGTCCTCTTATCCAAGAACTTAGAAGAATGGGAATACCAGTTCAAGAGTTCACACCCAGCCGAGGAAATGATAAGATTGCCCGTCTCAACGCGGTCAGTGACTTGTTTGCTTCTGGTAAAGTGTGGGCGCCAGATACAAGATGGGCAAGAGAAGTAGTTGAAGAAATTGCAGCGTTTCCGGTTGGTGAACACGACGACTTCGTGGACACATGCACCCAGGCGCTGTTAAGATACCGACAGGGTGGGTTCATTAATTTGGATTCAGATATGGCTGACGAGCCATTGAGTTACCGTCGCAGACGTGCGGCGTATTATTAAGGATAGAAAATGCCAATAGATAAAGCACTTTATCAGGCACCACAAGGTATTGAAGCCATTGTTGGAGCTGAACCAGATATCGAAATTGAAATTGAAGACCCAGAAGCTTTACGCATTAGCGTTGGGGGTGAAGAGATTTTTGAAATGAGCGAAGAAGAAAACTCAGAAGAGTTTAATAAAAACTTAGCTGAAGAAATAGACGAAGGCGCTCTAGAAGAGTTAGCTGGTGATTTAGCCCAAAACGTTGACGACGACAAAAACGCTCGTAAAGACTGGGAAGAGATGTACAAGGATGGCATCACGCTATTAGGTTTAAAGTTTGAAGAAAGAACTGAACCGTGGGATGGCGCTTGTGGTGTATTCCATCCTATGATTACTGAAGCAGTTGTACGTTTCCAGTCTGAAACAATTATGGAGACATTCCCAGCAGCTGGCCCAGTACGTACAAAGATTATTGGTAAAGAAACACAGAAAAAACAACAAGCTGCAGTTCGTGTTCAAGAAGATATGAACTACCAGTTAACAGAGAAGATGCCTGAGTTCCGTTCAGAGCATGAAAGAATGTTATGGAACTTGCCATCAGCTGGTTCAGCATTTAAGAAAGTATATTTTGACCCAGGTCTAGGCCGTCAAGTATCTGTATTTATCCCAGCCGAAGATATTATTCTGCCATACGGCACTAGTGAAATCATGACTGCACCGCGTGTAACCCATGTGATGCGTAAAACTAAGAATGAATTACAGAAGCTAATGCACGCTGGGTTCTATCTTGACGTTGAGTTAGGTGAGCCACAGAAATTTAGATCAGACATTCAAGAAAAGAAAGACAAAGAAACTGGATTCAACGCTAGTTACGACGACCGATTTGAAGTCTACGAGATTCACGCTGACTTAGATTTGCCAGGTTTTGAAGACGAGGAAGATGGTGAGCAAACAGGAATTGCATTGCCATACGTGGTAACAATGGTTCGCGGCACAAATGAAGTTTTAGCGGTACGCCGCAACTGGAACGAGAATGACCCACTTAAATTAAAGAGGCAGCATTTTGTACATTATCAGTATATTCCCGGTTACGGCGCTTACGGTTTTGGTCTTTTCCATCTCATCGGAGGCTTTGCTAAGTCTGCTACTAGTATCATGCGTCAGTTGGTTGATGCTGGTACTTTATCTAATCTGCCGGGCGGTCTCAAAGCTCGCGGACTTAGAATCAAGGGTGATGACACGCCTATCGCACCTGGAGAATTTAGAGACGTCGACCTCGGTTCAGGAAACATCCGTGACAACATACTCCCCCTCCCGTACAAAGAACCGTCGCAAGTTCTAGCGGGGTTGATGGATAAGATTGTTGAAGAAGGTCGTCGCTTTGCAGCAACTTCAGATATGAAGATTAGCGATATGTCAGCTAATGCCCCTGTGGGTACAACGTTGGCTATTTTGGAAAGAACCCTCAAAGTTATGTCTGCGGTTCAAGCTCGTGTGCACTATGCGCTCAAGCAAGAGTTACAGTTGTTGGCAAAAATTATTGCTGACTATACAGATGAGGATTACAACTACGAGCCAGAAGAAGGCCCGACATCCGCTAAGAAAAGTGATTACAGCCATGTTGATGTGCTCCCTGTATCTGACCCCAACGCTGCCACCCTCTCTCAACGAGTTGTCCAATACCAGGCCGTTATTCAATTGGCTCAGTCAGCGCCGCAAATATATGACCTTCCACAGTTACACAGACAGATGCTTGATGTTCTTGGAATTAAGAACGCAGACAAATTGGTACCGTTGGAAGATGATCAGAAGCCAAAAGACCCCGTGACTGAAAACATGAACGTGCTTAAGGGTAAACCCCTAAAAGCGTTTATCTACCAAGATCACGAAGCTCATATTGCGGTGCACCAAGCAGCAATGCAAGACCCGTTAGTAGCTCAGCTTATTGGACAAAATCCACAAGCCCAAGCAATCATGGCGGCAATGCAGGCGCACGTAGCAGAGCACGTTGGTTACGCGTACCGTATGAAGATTGAAGCAGCTCTAGGTGTACAGTTACCAGCACCAGATCAAGAGATGCCTCAGGATATTGAAAAAGAAATGTCTAAGATGATGGCGATGGCTGCACCACAAGTGCTTGCGCAATCTAAATCAATGATGGCACAACAACAAGCTCAGCAGAACGCACAAGACCCAGTTCTACAACTACAAGCTCAAGAGTTACAGATAAAAGAGCGTGAAGTTGTTGTTAAGGAGAAGAAAGTAGCGGCTGACGCAGCTGCTAGAGCAGACGAGATTCAACTTAAACGCGATCAGTTATCAGTTAATGCCGCAGCTAGAGCGGATGAGCTTGAACAAAAAGGTCAAATTGAAGGTATGAAGTTAGCTGGTGATGTTGTAAGAACCAGACAGACCGGCAAAAAGACAGACTAAAACAAAAAGGGACTAACAATGGATATACAAGCAATGGACTTTATTACAGCTGTACGTACGAAAATACGTACGGATATGAACAATTTCACTGACGACTTGGCAAATGGTCAGTGCACAGACTTTGCTACATACAAAGAGCTTTGCGGGGTGATTCGAGGTCTAGCCTATGCAGAGCGCCACTTACTTGACCTCGCTGAAAATTTAAAGGAAGACAACGATGAGTGAAACCATCGCACTACCAGAATCTGAATTGATTCTGCCACCGGGAATTAAATCAATCCCAGAAAAAGAAGTAGAAGCACAATCAGAACAAGTTAAAGCTACACAAGTACCACAGCCAACTGGTTGGAAGTTATTGTGTGTTTTGATTGACGTTGATAACACGTATGAGAGCGGTTTGTTAAAAGCAGACGAAACCATGCGCACTGAAGAACTTACATCACCAGTACTATTTGTGATGGAAGCTGGTCCACAAGCCTATAAGGATGCTGAAAAGTTTCCTGATGGCGCGTGGTGTAAACCTGGTGACTTTATTCTTACACGCCCCTATACAGGCACAAGAGTAAAAATTCACGGTAAGGAGTTTCGCTTGATTAATGATGATCAAGTTGAGGCTGTTGTGCAAGACCCTCGTGGCATTAGCCGCGCTTAATAGGAGATAACATGACTGAAAACTATAAATTCCCCGATGAGGAAGAAAATAAAGTTGAAGCCGAGATTGATATTGATGTTTCTAACGAAACTGATATTGACATTGAAGTTGAAGATGACACGCCTGAAAGAGATCGTAATGCTAAGCCGTTAAACCGCGAAGTAGAAGACCCGACAGACGAAGAAATTGAAGGCTACACAAAAGGTGTTCAAAGCCGTATTAAAGAATTGACACACGCACGTCATGATGAGCGTCGAGCTAAAGAAGCAGCAATGCGAGAAAAGCAGGAGCTTGAGCGTCTTACACAACAGATTCTTGATGAAAACCGTAAACTTAAAGAATACGTTAAGTCTGGTGAAGCCACGTACAAGGAAACTTTGCAGGCTAAAACAGAAGCAGAAATGGAAATGGCACGCCGTAAGTATAAAGAAGCAGCGGAGAGCTACGACACAGATGCTATGATGGCAGCACAAGAAGCATTGACAGATGCGAAGATGAAAATGGAACAAGCGAAAAATTTCTCGCCAACCCCTTTACAAAATCGCGAAAACGATGTACAAATACACAATGAACAACCAGAAGCACCACGTCTCGACGAAAAAACCTTGCGCTGGCAAGCTAAAAACCAGTGGTTTGGGACACCTGGATACGAAGAAATTACGGCCTTTGCACTAGGGCTGCACCAAAAACTAGTAAGCACCGGGTATAACCCGCAACAACCCGAGTATTTCGAGCAAATCGACACTCGCTTAAAACGCACTTTCCCAGAAATGTTTGAGGAAGATGCGGAACGCGGCCAAAAAGCTGCCCCAACAAGAAAACCTGCAACGGTTGTGGCACCATCGTCTCGTACAACAGGCGCTAAAAAAACGGTGAAGATTACTGCTTCGCAAGCTGCGACAGCAGATAGACTTGGGATACCCCGCGATTTATATGTTAAA